CAGCAACCCACAGATTATTGCCGTTGCTGTTAACAATAAGAACAGGAACAGTATTAGTATTAATTACAGATACAATAGTTGCATCTCCAACTAAATTTGCAGCTGCTTGGATATCTACAGATACCCCTTTTGTTTTGAGGATCATCTTACTAAGTTTTATTATTATTTATTATCTAGAAGACCTTGCTTAATAAGTTTGGACAACTCTGCAGTTGATCCAACAAACAGAGCATTATTGTTAGTAACCTTCTGCTTGGACTTAGGACCTTCTTCAAGATCCTGCATCTTCTGCTGTAATGAGATTAGTTTCTCAGTGGCGTCAGAAACGCTCTTAACTAACTGTCCAGCGACTTCATATGCTCTTGGGTGGTCTGTGTTATTTGCCACGTCTAAGATGCCTGAGAGCGCCTCCTGACCCTTCTCAATGATGTCGTATAGCTGACCCCTAGAATAGTCGTAATCTTTTTTAATATCTTTATCGATATCAACAATACGCTCTGTTCTCTTCTTTGGTTTTTCTGTTTGCTCTGCAGGTACAATCTCTGTATCTACATTTAGGGCGTCTTCAATTCCTTCGTAGTTTTCGCTCATACATCCTCAAAGAAAGATACAGTTTCATTAAATCCAAAGTCATCACCTGAGATAAGAAGTGAATCATCAATTACATCAATGACTCCATCATTGTTCTTGTCTTCCAATGCCTTGGCAGTGACTTCATATTGTCTGTAACGACCTGGAACATTGAGGTCTGTGGATGTATATTCTTTTGTAATTGCCTTCTTGATAAGACCTGTATCTGAGGTAGGACCGTAGATATAAGTTTTAACTGTAAATCTTAAGGTGTATACCAATGCTCTTCTGGTATCAAAATCACCTTGGTAATCATCCTCAAATGAAATGTCATTCATTACAATAGGAACATCCTTGACAATTCCTGCTTCCTCAACTAATCTAATGCTGAGATTAAAGGATGGTTGAAAGTATGGTACAATCTGCTCTACAATTTGCAAGCAGTCATCTTGTGTTTTGCTCAAGATATTAAGTTCAAATTCCAGGTTGTATGGAACTGGAACATATGTTTTTTTAACTCCTTCTGCGTCCTCATTAGTCAAGCAATATTGAACAGGACTTTGTTTGCGAGAAGGATCATAACTCATACCAGTCATTTCAAATGACATCCTTGGTAGAGTGATAGCGTTTGGTCTTCCGAGATCAGGTTGCTCAGTTAGACGTGCAAGAAACTTCTGACGAGGACCATATGCCAAAGGAACTTTCATCCTCTGGTATACTGATCCATCCTCATTAAATTTACGAATTTCAAGATTATTAAAAAGCGTGCCAAATCCAACAACACACTTTCTAATAATCTGATTGTATTGATAATTACCTAACATAATTAACTCCTATTTCCAAATTCTCCAAATGGGTTTACTTCAGTAAAATCTAAAATCGAATCACCAGTATTCTCAAATTCAATGTTTTGAGCAAATGGATCTTCCATATCAAGTTCATCAAAGCTAGAAATATTTATAGAGAAACCAGATTCCTGTCCAGTCAATGTTTCTCCTATCTGATATACATTATAATCTGCAGTAGCAATTGGTGCTCTAAGTTCAATATAACTCTCTTTTGGAACCCATCTGTTTACCATTGCAGTAATTCCAGTAATAGATCCAACTACCATTTCTCCAATAGTAGGTTCTCCAGAAAGAGTATTGAAATCATAATAATACTTAACAATAAATCCTTCATTTTCTTGAGTTTGAAAAATATCTACACCAGCAGTTTCATTTTCATATTCGTACAGTTCACACTTAATTTGATAAGTATATAATGATCCAAACTGATAGAATGGAACTTCATGCTCTACAAATTTAATTTCAAATAAGTTATCAGTCAATGGGAAATATACAAGATCACCCTCTTGTGGTCTAGAACCAACTTCAACGTTTTCTACATTAACCATTTGAACGGCAATAAAATCTTGAAATATTTGCCTTGACATACTTAAAGTAATCTCATCAGTAGATCTGATTCCGAACTTAGTTAAGATATCTCCGTTTCCAGCAAATCCTTCAAAGTTTTCAAAGTATGCATATGTCAAGAATGAATCATCGAATTGAGAAATTACTTCCTCATTTAAAATAGTATCTTTACGAACTAACTTTCTTGGAATGTATAAAATATCCTGACCAAACATTTTAATGAACTCATCTACCAGCGATTGCTGGAGCATCTGTTCATTTCTAGTGCCGTGCCTAAAATAAGTATTCTTAGCCATATTATCCGATCATGTCTAGAGGTGGAAGTTCATACTTAGATGACATCTCTGATTCAATCTGCTGTAATTCTCCAACAGCATCGTCATAGAGTTGTCTACCATTCATTGTAATACCACCAGGCAGTTGAGCGCCTTGGAATTTAATCAGATTCTGACCCCACTGCCTCTTAATCAATGCAGTAGTATATAATTTTAAAAAGGGATCATTATAAATTTGAGTGTATGATGTTGGATCTAAAAGACGATAGCAATCGATAATTAAGTATGCACCCTCATCAATAAGATCTTTACCTGTATCAATGTACAAGCGATCCTGACGACGATTAAATCTAAATGGAATGACTGCTCCATTATTTAAAACCATATCTAATGTTTCAAGATATGATTTAGTCATGTAGTAACTAAGAATATCAACAGACCCAAACTGATAAAGATCATTAAGGAACAGTTGATATTCTAATCCAAAAAGATTGCTTCTGATGTTGCTTCCCTTGATTCCGAAGATCTTGTTTACACCAAGAACTTGTGGGGGAATATCAATGTAATTATTTCTTTCTACCCAGTCCCTTCCGTTGATGGTAGTAGTTACATCACCAGCACTTGTGCCAAAATTATCTACATCAGCAGAAGTAAACTGATACTTCAGGAACATTCTTTCTACGCCATCAAAATGACGCTCCTGAAATAGTTGAATAGCGTCATCAATCAGGTCATCAATCTGGTCATCATCGACGTTGATTTCCAGGACTGGTTTACCTAATCGACGTAAACAATATTCCTTTAACTCTGTTCTACTTGTTGGTTGCGCCATTTATACGCATTAAAAAGTCCTCTACTTTATTTAGCAGAGGACTAATTTATCATTCTTCGGGAGTTTCTTCACTCGTTTGCTGAGTCAGTTCAAGTGCTTGAACTGCACCGAGCAGTTTGAAGTACTCTTCTTTTTTAAGATTAATCTCTGTATCGAGTTCTTTAATCTTGCTGACACACTCTTCAAGTTGTGTCTTAAAGTTGTCGATCATTTCTGTTGTAGTCATATGTCTCCGTAATAAAAGTTCAGACAATTTATTTAGTCAGATAAAATTATAGTTAATCACAATCCGTGTGGACTGTGTTGGTTTACTGCTAGCATGATAAATCGATCCATCAAAAAATACACATCTACCTTGCTTTGGAGTAACTCTTTTTATTACTTGGTTACCATCAAAGAAGAACGTATCCCCATCAGAATCGTTCACATAATATAAACATACCATATGAGGTATGTCCATGTCAATATGGGGAGAATCATACTCTGTAGTTTTTGTAGTAGGAACCTGTAGAAAGGATCTCCCTCTAATAACAGTTCTGATTGAAATAGATTGCTTTTCACATGCTTCATATACCAAGGGCAATAGAAGACCCCAATAACCACTTTGGTATTTTGCTTCATGCATAAACAGGTGAGAAAATCCTAGGGTCTTTTCTGTTACATTTGTCTTGGTTAAATCATCATGAAATACCCAAGAAAATGAAGTATCGGAACTGATTATTTGATGAAGTAATTTTTGATAATTTTTACTGATGCAATCATCAAGAACTGTAATGTTGTTTACCATGTGAATGTATTAAATGTCAATCTAGGAGTTTCGGATTCCCATTTCTTTTCATCCCAATATGCAGAATGAAATAAACAGGATTCATAAAATATAAACCTATTGTATTGATGATATTCAGTGTGATACTTATTCCAATCTTTTTGAGATGAATCTGATAAGATGCTGTTACGATATGAATACTGTTGAGAATACTCTTCTCCAGTTTTATATCGATAGAAAGATGTACCAGTAATATTACCTAATACTTCTTCATCGGTGTTTAAACAACATAGTCCTGCGTAGTTGACTTCATCAATATGAGGAAGAACTTTTCCTATAGTATCGTATGCTTGGAATGAAAAAATAGGAGCAGAATAGTTTACTCTATAATCCTGATAATGTGTTTCTTTAATCCATCTAGTAAAATCTAGAAACTGAAATAAATTTATACCTGTCCTATGAATATATCCA